TACTAACTGGTGGTTCTACAGGGGCATCGACTTCGTTAGCTTCTGCTTTATTTAGTTGACTTAAATCAACTTTTATTAATCCATTGTCCTCCTGTGTTATAGGAGCTACTTTTTGGGGCTGTTCTACTTCCGTATTTTCAACCTCGGTTTTTACTTCTTCTTCCATGATAAAATATTATATAATTATTACTATTATTATTACCTAGGATCACCAGATCCTAAGTTGAAGTTACCGTTAAGAACATCGTTTCCAGCGGATTCAAAGTTCTTAGGCATGGTGTCATTTTGTCTTTGATTTATCAGTTCGCTTTGTTGAGTTGCTTGTATCTTAGTTCTTTCGTCTTTACGATCTTCCCTGCTGCTTGCTTCTTCTTTTTTTCCTTGAGTTTCTAGGCCTTTAAGTTGCATATTCATCTGAAATTCAAGATTCATCAATTCTTTTTTAGCATTTATTTCAGCTTGCATTTTGTCTAAATCTATCTTAGCTTTCATTTGTTCTAGCTCCATTTTCTGTTGCATCAACGCTTGTTGCTTTTGTACCTCAGCTTGAGCAGCAACTTGGGTAGCCTGAGCGTTAGCTTGAGACTGTGCCTGTATGTTTTGCTGTTGTAGCTGTTGCTCTCTTTCCTGTTTCTCAACTCTTTTGATTTTTAGAAGCTGGTTAGCTAGTTTTATATTTTGTATTTCTCTTATATCAATAGCATCCGTTAAATCTATTAATCCCGCTTGTAATGCTGTTTGTATGTTATTTTCTAGTACAGCTTTTTGTTCTTCGTCCGGTTGTAATTCAACAAATATACCAAAATCGTATAAATACAATTCGCTCATCTCCTGCAATATTGCCACGTTTTGATTGCCTATCTTATGTATAAACGCTTCTCTTGTAGGTGAATACTCTAGTATATCGGATATTCTAAGTGATAAATTTTCGCATAAATCTTTTGCTAAAAACAAAGTAGCATCTAGTATATGTCTTGTAGCCGTGTTAGAGTTAGCTGCTGCTAACTTTTGCACTCCCACCAATGCTCTAGCGTCTGGAGTACTGCCATCTCTAGCTTCGTTTAATCCGGTTACGTCTCTTATCATTTGCATATAATAATTATATGTTTGAATAAGGGATTGTAACTTAGCGCCGCCCGAACCAGACTGTAATTCTTGAATTGGTACTTTGCCGGGATTCATATCTCCCTCTTGAGTAAATGATCTACCAATTACAGAACCCGTTTGAAAAAACATATTTAATGCTTCTTGTGGGTTATAGTTCGTGCCATTACCTAAATCAACCTCAGCTAATCCGTCGGCATCTAAATAAACACCGTCTGGTACCATTCTAGATAAAACTTGTTGCAGCTTAAGATGAGTAAGCTGTATCATATCGGCAAAACCTGTGATGCGAGATACAATACTTTCTATTCTACCTTTATACATTCTAGGAGCTACAATACTATAATTCATTTTAACCTTAGTATAATCGCTTTTAGGTCGTATCATATTCGTGGCTACCTCCCACTTCAAGGTTTTACCTCCTAATATTTTAACGCCCTCATATAATACCTCTAAAGATCTAGATAGTTTTTGTATGCCATACTCCTCATACATTTCTTCAGGAGGATTAAACTCATCTGTTTTAGGTATTAACTTAGCTGCTCCGGTTGCAGACTCTTTTACTTTATATACTTCGTTGGAATATGTTTTGTAATTATAATATAATACCTGTACGGTATTAGAATCGTCTTCGTCATTATTAGTTAATGTTCTATCATAAAATCCGTTGTTTTGATACGATTGCCCGGATATTTCATTCAGATCATCATTAGTTAACCACGGAAACTGTTTCTTTAATTCGTTTAGATGCACGCTTTTAACTTCTCCTACATAATATATGTCATCAAAGTAAGGTGACTCAGTGTATGACCACACTAAATTAACAGGATCAACATATTCAATAGTAGCTCCCTCTGATTTTGTAAACCCATTCTTTACGGCAGCAATTCCTATTGTAGCTAAATCGTAGGTGCATCTTTTCTTAGTCAAGTCATACTTGTTGCCGTCAAGTAAAGTGTTTATAGCTTGCTCTTCCGCTAGTTCAACTTCTTGCTTATAGGAAAGTTGCATGTGTAGATTAAGTTCTTCTTGATTCTTAGGTAAATCTTCTGGATTGTTTTCAAATAAATTAACGCCAAACTCAGCCTCTACATACTCACCTAATTCTTTTGTTTGCATATCTCTAAGTATAGATTCCATATACTTAGTTCTTTTATCTACGCCATAAGGGTCTTGAGAATAAGCCTTTATATCAAACATTCTTTCAGATATACCATTAACTAGTATGTCTACAAACTTGGGTATTATAGGTACAGGTTTCCAATCTAGATTAAGATAAGACAAATCTCCATTTATAGAAAGCTCGTCTTTATATTTCTGTACTCCTTGCTCTCCCCTTGCGTATAATCTTAAATTATGAAAAGTGTTTTGATTACTTTTAAATCGTCCGATACCATTATCAGAACGAAACCATTCGTTTTCTATTGCTCTGCCGACTCTAGTCCCATAGTCTAGACTCATCTTTTCAGAATCACTAGCTATCTGGCTTGGAAAAAAACTTGTTATAACTGACTCAGCCATATTTTTATTTTTCTATTAATTTCGAAATACTTCCAGCATTGGAATATTTGCTTATTTTTAAATTCAACCTTTGCTTTGGTTGATCCACTGCAGGGCTATATAAATGTCTATTAACAGCCATTATAGCTAAACCTGAACTTATAGCAGCATCAAACTTGGTCCTGTTATTTATATCAAATTTAGCCCAATCATTAAGAGTAGTATTAAAATACATTCCTCCGTATTGGCCGTCTTCTTTTATACCTACATGTCTATCTATATAAGATTCAATTGCAGCAGCGTGAGCTTGCTTTATGTCTTCGCTGGAGTTTGGTATTCCCCCTATTTCTTTTTCTGTCTTTGACAGTTTATTCCATACTTTGTCAGGTCTATTCATAGAATAACCTCTATATCCTCTTCGTTTTAAATAATACAACAATCTAGGTTTATTGTTCTCACATAAAATAGGCATGCCATAAAAAACTAATGCCATAAGGACATCTTCAAAAAACATCTCAGCTGTTTGAGGTCTGGCTAAATACTCTAGAAAAAAAGTATTAGGAGGAGCATCTTCCATCGAGAATTTCGTAAGTCCATGAAGCGCGCCTTTAGATCCTCTACCATCTGTTGTACCACTAATATCATAACTATCACAACCAAAACTACCAATGTGACTATTGCCTGGCGACTTGAAACCATTCTTAACATATTGTTTGTTTTGCAAATTTAATCCAGGCACCCAGGAAATATTAAATCTACCCTGGGGGTTTGGTGTGAATTTAACTTTTGTATCTTTAACTCCGTTTTCCCAACTAAAGCTGCCTTGTGTCAATACTCCTGTATGCTTTAGATCTTCATTGTAATCTATTTGCTCATATATTTTTACTAAGTTATATAAGCTATTTTGTGTTTCATCACGGAAAGCATGTTCTGTAGTCCTTGGAAATTGCCTGTAATGCTCGTTTAAGCCGTCCTGGTCACCTTTTAATCCTTCTGCTTCATTATGCCAGTGCTCAAGCACTCCAACCTCAATAGGATCACCGTATGGACCTTCTATAGATATCTTTGGAGTATCAAATACGGGCATTCCGTACTTGTCAATGAATCCCTCATAATTCCATTCCATAGGAATGAATAAACTATAGAGTCCAGATTTTGTTTGACCATTCTTGTTTCTTTTATTTATATCCGAAGACTGATATAGCTTTTTAAAATTACTACCTCCTTTATCTAAAGCGTTTGACGTTGATCCCATCATGCACTTACCAATGATTCTACTACCTAGTCTTAAACAAGTTTTTGTTACTCCCCAGTTATTAAGTATATTGTTAGGTCTTTCCCATTTGCCGCTTTCATCATGAACTAATAACTTTAGTTTTTCACCATCATAACTGTTATCACCTGTATTTTTATAATCTATAGTTGTATCTAATCCTTCTAACGCTATTTTATATGGATCCGTGCTTTGTATAGATCTTCTTGTCAACCTAGATGCTGGAACTCTATATGCTAATTCCTGCTTTGGTCGATCCATACCGTCCTGGATCGGTTTAAAGAAAAACGGATAGTTGATAGATATGGGTACAACCTTGTCTGTAAACATTTTCTTCGCATCCGCCCCGGATTTCGACAATATCCCAAAGCGGGCGTCACTAGATGCCGTAGCTTGGTTAATTGTTTCTCCCGACGCCATAAATGAGAATCCGGAACGTCTATTTTTAAGGTAACAAATACCGTAACAACGTGGATCTGCCTTGCAGGCTTCCCAGAATATATAGAATAATCTATTTGATTCACGAAAGTCCGGTAATCCCACGTCGATCTTTGACCATTGCAGGTACATGTAATGAGTACCAGTAATATAAGTCTCAATATTATTATTAATAAACCAGTGACCTTTTTCCCTTCTTTCAAATTGTTCGTCTATATAAGGCTCCCACCTTTCTTTGAAACTATCTAAATAATCTTTCCATTCAAATATACTCTGTATTCTTTTTAACTCTTTAGGATACTCTTCCGGCTTCCACAAGTTATCGCCTTTGATTATTTTTTTAGGAGCTTTTGGCAAAGCTATTTTTAATCCCTGTATATTATATATTTCTCCTATTTGTCCTGTTCTACTGATAACTACTACATCAGATTCTTTATCATAACCGTATTTCCAGTTTTTCAAACTATTACGCTTAGATAGTACATTCCTTTTTATAGGAGTTATTATTGAGTAAAGATCTTGCTTATACATTACTTAGCTCTCCTTTCTGCAAACCCCTTATAAGTTTTTTCTTTTGAATCTTCTTTAGGTTTTTCGTTTAAAATATCTTCTTCAGCTTGAATTCTATTTAGTATTTCAAAAGCATCAAATATAGCTAACTTTTTTGTAGCTGCTGCGTTTTTAAGTTTGTCAGCAGATAGATCATCATCAGAATCAACAATAGCTTCCTTAGCTACTTTTATCAATTCCTCCACTGCTTTTTGCCCAGCTTGGATTATATTCCTCTTCGTTTCCTTGATATTCATATTTTATTGTGATTTGATTAGTAGGCACTCTATACATTTTTTTGCCTTCCACAATAAATTCGTATTCTGCACCTGGCTTAAAGCCAACTAAATCCCCAACTTCTATAGACTTAAGTTCTGGATCTTTATATTTTAATATACCAATTCCTTCTTTTTCTAGATCAATAGAAAACATTTTTGTTTCTTTTATAGGTTGAACAAAATTAAAACCCTTGCAAGCTTTCCAATCTTGATCATTTTTAAAAGCAAATATTTGATTTGGTTGAACAAAGTATTTGTCTTCCTCATAAAAGCTTCTAGAGTTCTTTTCCTTACCTCTTATATCTCTAAACCTTCTAAACACATTGTGATGTAATATTATTAAATCACCTTTACGTATGCTTGTGTCATTAAAATAAGGTTCAGAAATAACTAAACCTACTCTAGATACATAAGAGTGGTTTTGCAATTCAGTATTAAGTATCAATTCAACTCCATCTATATTTAGCTTATTGTCGTATCTACCTTCAGATGGCTCTACAACAAAATCGGTGTAGCCTTTCATTAATACTCTAGATTATACTCTATTGCAATTGCCATGTTTTTATTAAAATCTTTCCAGGGCAATATTTCGTCTTTTTTAGATATATATATTGAGTACTTACTATCTTCTTCAATTATACTATCTATAGTATGACCACCATACACTTCCTGTCCAACAGAATAGTGCATGGCGTCACTCTTATAATCTCGCCCTATACTAATCTTGCGTATTAGGTACATTGTCTTTTATTTCACCATTAGATAGATCTACAACGACATCTCCGTAATTAGATTCTAGTTCTGACTTTAATTTGTTTAACTCCATAACCTTTTCCTTCATTGAAGATATAAGATCACTTTTTTGAGCTTCAATTCCACCTACTTGCATTTGAATATTATTAACCTGTTCTATCGCTACTTTAATTTTTAGTAACTCATCAGATGTAATAAATCTTTGTCCTATTACAGGCACGTCTTGTTTTTTTGTTCTTTTTTTTGTCATTTTAATTAAATTTAATATTAATATTCCGTTATTTTACTTATTACGTGTTTTTGCTTGTTATTGATTTAGCCTTTTCATAAGAACGTCCTACAAAGTAAGCTCCGTATGTTGTAACCAATAGAGTTTGAAATATAGGTATGTATTCTTCAGCTACTTTGAACTCCCCTATATTGCCATCAAAAAAAGCACAGGCAGTGAATATAACTGTTAGATATATAAGAACCATAGGCCGTATATTCTTTGATAAGAAAGAATCAGATTTCATATCTGACTCCCACCTTTTAGTTACTTCCCTTTGCGCATCTGCTTCAGCTTTTTGCAATATAACTTCTATTGCTTGTTTAGCTTGTAGCTTTTCTTCTTTGCTTGTTATAAGGTTATCGAGAACGCTGCCAACTTCTTTGACAACGCTCCCGGTAAGCCATGACCATATTTTGTCCATTTATCTTTTAGCTCTTCTTGCCGTTCTATTTGCAATTCTTTTATTTCTTCTATTGTCCCTGTTCTCTTGTCTAGTCTCTTGCCTATTTGATCTGTTTTCTTGTCTAGTCTCTTGCCTATTTGATTTGTTTAATTTTCTTGTTTCTACCCTAACTTCTTTTTTGGTTTTTACTACTTTAGGAGTTATTTTTATTTCAGGAGTTTTAGTCTCTAGCGATTTTTTTGCTGAAACTTTAGGTTTTTTAACTTCTTGAGTTTTAACTTTATTATCTAATACTTTTGCCTTAGGTTTTTTTGCACGATACTTACTGCCTACACCTTTTACATCTTCCATTTTCTTAGGATTGTAAGTTTTCTCTGTATTTTTTTCAGATTTTACAGTAGCTCCCGCTCCTTTCCCGATTTTAGTATTACTAGAAGTAGTAGTGCTTTTTTTGCCTTTTCCTTGACTTTTTAAATGAGCTTCTTTTTTATCATTTAACATTTTTTCCCGCTTAACTCTGTTAGCAGCTTGACCTTCGCTGCTTGCATTATAAAGAAATCGATCGACAATAGTAGGGCCCGCTTCTTTTTTAATTTGCTCTACGGTTTTGCCTTGTTTTCTAGCTTTTTTTTCGTATCCCGTTTCTTTAAGGGGAGACACCTTCATGGGCACACCCATTGCTTTTAAAAGAGGAGCTACTATTCCGCCTTTAGTTCCTTTTTGAATCTTTGCTGTAATCGGAGTACAGCCTTTTTGTTTGTATGCCATCTTATTTGTTTTTGTATGGTAATAATTTGTTTAATACTTCTTTTCTTTTAGC